CCACATGGCTGTCCCGTCAAGTGCGGTTCGCGGTAGAGGCGGGGCGTGATGTCGTGGTCGCATCTCTAACGAGGGCGGCAGCGGCAGAAGCTGCGGGGCGCGATCTCCCGATTCCTCCCCGCAATGTGGGGACTCTCCACTCCCACTGTTACCAGGCCCTCGACCGGCCCTCATTGACGGTTGACAAGAAGCACATCGAGGACTGGAATGACAAATATCCGCAGTGGTCGCTGTCGTTCTCTAATGACCGTATAGACGAGGACAACCTGGATAGTTCCGGGCCATCACCGGGTGACAAGCTGATGGCCACTTATGAAGTCCTGAGGGCAAGGATGGCGACCGTCCTTCCGATAGATGTCGATTATTTCGCATCTGCTTGGAGCGCGTGGAAAGCAGAGGCGGGGCTGTTGGACTTCGCCGACCTTATCGAGCAATGCCTGGACTCTGTGCCGGCGGCGCCGGGGAATCCATCGGTGATATTCCTGGACGAGGCCCAGGATATGGACCTCCTGGAGATGAGTCTTGCTAGAAAGTGGGGAGCAGAAGCGGGTTATCTGGTGGTCGTGGGAGACCCTGACCAGAACCTCTACCAGTGGAGAGGGTCCGACCCGGAGGTCTTTGTTGAACCGCCGGTGCCGGAGGATCAGATGCGGGTACTATCCCAGAGCTACCGAATCCCAAGGGCCGTCCACGCCGCGGCGGTCCGGTGGATCGAGCGTACACCGGGGAGGATGCCGGTCGAGTATTACCCACGCGACGAGGAGGGGGAGGTCCGGCGGCTTGCCGCCGCTTGGCCGTCCCCGGCTATAATCCGGGACATGCAGAAATACCTGGACGCCGGCAAGACCGTCATGGTTTTGGCCTCTTGCGCCTATATGGTCCGGCCTTTAGTGGGCCAATTGAGGCGCGAGGGCATCCCATACCATAACCCATACCGTCGCACAAAGGGGGCGTGGAACCCGCTCCAATCAAGCCGGCGCCGGGTAACTCCGAAAGACCTGGTTCTCGCTTTCCTGAGATTGTCAGAGCAAGGACTGTGGACAGCCGAGGATATGAAGAAATGGCTGGCGGCCACCAAGATAACCGGAGTCCTCCAGGGCAATCGGGCGACCCTTGACGGCATGGTCGATGATGGGAGGAACGGGGTAGATTGGGAAAAAATTCACAATCTATTAACCGAGGAGGCCATCGAGGCGGGGCTGTCGGGTGACCTGGAATGGTTGCGGCAGAACCTCCTTGCGTCCAGGCAAAAAGGCGCGGCCTTCGCCATCCGCGTGGCCGAGGCCCACGGCGCGGAGACCCTATCGAAGACTCCGCAGATAATCACCGGGACGATCCACTCAGTCAAAGGAGGGGAGGCCGATGTGGTCTATCTTTTCCCGGACCTGAGCTTTGCCGGCATGAACGAGTGGATCGGCGGCGGGACTGCGGCGGTCCGGAGGCTGTTTTATGTCGGGATGACCAGGGCCAGGGAGACCCTGATTCTGTGCGAGCCAGCCGGCTCCCGGTCGGTGGCGTTATGAACGAATGCGTCCACTTTTGGAAGATCACGACCGCCACGCATTGAAGCGGAACTGCGGCAGCCTTTCGACCGGCTGGCCGACCCGGAGGAGATGGGCCGCTGGCTGGAGGAAATCTTGATGGAGGAGGGATGTTGATGTTATTTGATTTTCAACAAGCTATCGTAGATTGGGCTATAGAGCGTAAACGGTGCGCGATCTTCGCCGATTGTGGTCTTGGGAAAACTATCATGCAACTGGAATGGTTGCGCCGAATCGGGGGCCGTGGCCTCGTTGTCGCACCGTTGGCGGTGGCGCAACAGACCCGCTATGAAGGCCGCAAGTTTGGACTGACCGTTTCCTACATTCGCGATGCCGCGGATATAGACGGACCTGGCCTCTATGTCACCAATTATGAGATGGTCGATCATTTCCCGGCGGAATCCATAGATGCTGTGGTATTAGATGAAAGTTCGATCTTGAAATCCATAGATGGCAAGACACGTACCAAACTGATAGAGATGTATCGTGATGTGCCATATCGCCTTTGCTGCACCGCTACACCAGCACCGAATGATGTGACCGAACTGGGCAACCATGCTGAATTCCTCGGGCAAATGACCAATGCTCAGATGTTGGGGACGTTCTTCGTAAATCGAGATGGCGAATGGGATTTGAAAGGGTACGCGGTCGAGGCTTTTTACGAATGGATGGCGACGTGGTCCATGATGTTTACCACTCCGGATCAGTTGGGATTCCCGAGCGATGGCTACAATCTTCCGCCATTGAACATTCAACCGATCTTTGTGGATGTTGACCAAGCCAGTTATGCGGAAGCTACGGGCCGATTATTTGTGACTGGTATGGCTGGAGTAGAGGGCCGCTTAATAGCTCGCCGTATGACGATGGAAGAACGCGTGAAACGGGCTGCGGAGATTATTGGCGAATCGGACGAGCAATGGGTCGTCTGGTGCGGGCTGAATGACGAGGGGCGGCAACTACATCGAGCGTTGGATGATTCGGTCCTAGTAGAAGGTGCCGATGCTCTGGAAGATAAGATTCGGAATATCGGCAGATTCTTTGATCAAAGCAAGCGGACTCTTATTACCAAAGTCCGGATTGGAGGCTTTGGACTCAACTTCCAGCATTGCCACAATATGATGTTCCTGGGCCTCTCCGATAGTTATGAGCAATATTATCAGGCCATCCGCCGATGCTGGCGATTTGGTCAGGAGTCCCCGGTCAACGTGATAATTCTAACGTCAGATATAGAGAGGGTCGTTTTGGAGAATGTACAAAACAAGGAACGAGAGCATCAAACCACAGTAGCAGCTATGGCAGGACGGGTAGCTGATTATGACCGGATGGCATTGAATGGACAATCGGCAGCATCTCAAGAATACGACCTTCAAGAACCCATCCAAGCTGACAACTACCAGTTGATTCATGGAGATTGCCGGGAACAGTTAGCGGCGATGGCTCCTGATTCCGTTGATTTTACGGTATTTAGCCCACCGTTTTTGTCTTTATTCAGTTATTCCGCTGACCCACGCGATCTAGGAAATAGTCGTGATGATGACGAATTTGGAGCGATGTATCGAGGAGTAGCAGAAGGATTATTCCGTGTTTCCAAGAAAGGCCGTTTGGTGGCGGTTCATGTGGCCCAGGTGCCAGCGAAATTAGCGCATGACGGCTTTATAGGTCTAAAGGATTTCCGAGGACTCATTATCCAGATTATGACAGATATGGGATTTGACTATCACGGCGATGTCACGATTGACAAGAATCCCCAAGCACAGGCCATCCGCACCCATAGCAAAGCCCTCCTTTTCAAACAACTCAAAAAGGATGCGTCATGGCTGAGGCCCGGATTGGCAGATTTTATTCTGGTGTTTCGTAAACCCGGAGAATCTAGCATTCCCATCCATCCGGACATCACCAATGAGGACTGGGTCACGTGGGCGCATCCGGTATGGTACGGATTGAGGGAAAGTGACACTCTGAATAAGGCCGAAGCCAGGACAGATAAAGATGAGAAACATATTGCGCCCTTGCAGCTAGGGGTAATTGAGCGATGTATTCGACTTTGGAGCAATCCAGGCGATACGATCCTGAGTCCATTTGCTGGTATTGGATCGGAAGGTTATGTTGCATTAGTACATGGGCGCAAATTTATAGGGATTGAATTAAAGCCCGAATACTTCAAAGTCGCATTAAATAATCTTGATCGTGCTATCGCAGAACGGACCCAAATGACGTTGCCTTTGATAATTAGTTGATCATCTTATCTGAGTAATCCAGCGGTACATTCGACTGTTTCAGCGGGAGTTAATCATGAACGAATGCGTCCACTTTTGGAAGATCACGACCGCTAAAGGGCCGACCAGCGTGGGACGTTGCCGGCGGTGCAAAAGCACGAAGGTGTTCGATAACTACCTCAAGTACAGCGTTTATAACGGCAAGGCCGCAAAGCGGGGGTGGGTGAAATTCTAGGACCGGAACAGCGAATCCAGCGGCAAATAGTCCTGCACCTCCGGAGCATGGGCGCGTGGGTCTTCAAAGTTCACGGGTCCCCATATCAGAGGGCAGGGGTGCCGGATTTGCTGGTTGGCTATAAGGGCCAGCTCTACGCGTTGGAGGTCAAGCGGCCCGGTCAACGATTGTCGGCTATTCAAACCAAGATCATCGAGGAGATCAGGGCCTCCGGGTGTATAGCTGGCCGAGTCGAGAGCATAGAGGAGGCCGAGGAGATGGTTACGAGGTGAATACGATCCGGATGACGACAGAACTGGAGGGACACATGTGGCGGATCACCGGAGACCAGAAGCAGGGAGTATTCCGGTGTCATCTCATTGAGCTTCTGGGCAATCAGCGGCAAGATGTCCCGCTGACCAGGAAGCTAAACCAGAAGCTGAGATTGGCGGTGGCCAGGGCGCTCTGCGTGGAGGTGGATGCGGTCAAGCCGATCTCAACGGATTTGATCCTCTCATGAACTACTCAGATGCTCTTATCAGTCAGTTAACTTTGCTGGATTATTGGCAGCATGACTCCGAAGAAAGCGAGTTTATATACAAGAGATTAGACGGCCTTCTCGAAAGCCGGCGCTTGATGCCGATCTCGGCACGTTCTATACAACAAAACATAACATACATCTTCAGCCAGGCCGATACGTATTACATCTCCGAAGAAATCACCGACGTATTAGTGGGCGGATTCGACACCCTGCCCCGTTGCCCATTGGATGAGGTGCGGCCCATCTCACTTTACGGATGGGCATTTTTCCAACGGCCAATTGTCTGCCCATTTCCAACGCCGTTTGACCAGAAGTGGGAAGTTCAAGGATTGGCATGGGGGCCATTTGGCCGGAACTCCGATGAAGGGATAAATCTTAGCATATTCGTGCGGAGTCCGGGGTCGTCACACCTGGCTTGTTCTGGTATGACATCGTGGGATTGGGAAACCGGATGGGACCGTCACAGGGGAGCAACAGGGGAGGCCGGGGTGGCGGATCGTGAATTAACAATCTGGACCCGCCAGTTGGCTTTCTCGTTCTTCGCCTTCATCCGCCAGGAGTGCGTGTCGATACAGACCGAGCAGACATCACGTTCCATACGGCGACACTTGCCGAAGGCGTACAGCGCCGAGCCGGTGATCAAGGTCATTCAACTCAGACGACGCAGCCCCGCGACAACCAGTGGGACAGCCGAACAGCGGGACTATTCATGCCGGTGGTTAGTCCGGGGCCATTGGCGCAACCAATTCTACCCACTGAGAGCTTGCCAAACTTCCGATGGGATTGGAGGCCCCGGCCCTTATTTCGGTTGTGCCGTTCCAGGGCGATCTCCGCACAGCGCCCTTCCTCCCAGGTTGTCAACGCTCGTCGTTCGATATCCTCCATATTTGTGATCATACCTAACGTCCCGACGGCTGTATCCGGATCATAGCGGCCAGGGCCTGGTTTACCGGCCCGGTAGTCCAGGGCTGATGCTCACCGCGGCCCCACCGATAAACCGTCCTCCAATGGACTCCAATGTGGCGCCCGATCTCCATATATGAGAAGCCCATACCGCGTAACCGTTTTACCAGGTGGGCTGTGTCAGACTGTTCAACCATTACCATCAAGATCCCCTCCCTTCTCGCCCAGTATACACGCCAATAGCATACACACCGTTCCTGGTGTGGTCCGCACTGTCACCTGCGTTGCTGTAGGCCCCTGAAGCGGTAAGGTCTTCGGCAGCGAAACGGTCCAGCGGGTGACGTCGGCAGGCTTGGACACTCTAGGCATGTACGGTGTGTTGGGGCGGAACGAGAAGTGGGCCATCGCTAAAGAAGGTTAGGCGCTTTCAACAGGAGTTGGTAGCTAGGTTTAAGGGTATCAGGGCGATGAAAGTTAGGCACAACAATGCGCTCCATTGGAATGCTCAACCGCTTTAGCTGATACTTAGGGCTGCATCGGAACGGTAGTGCCGGTCGGATTAAGCTCTACGGTCTGGTAACTTACTGGCCAACTGTTCCCGCTAACCTCCCCGGGTTCACCTATCGTTACCGTGGAGCCGTTCCATAGACCGATAATCATAGAGGGATGTTTCACTTCATATGCAGCGATAGCATCCCTTATGACCTGAGATACTGTCTTCCCGTTCTCGCGCCCGATGGTCTCAAGGCGGACAACGTCGGCCTTGGTCAACCTGACTGATATAACAGCAGTCTGTAGTTTCGTGCCGGTCTTGGCAATCTGCGTAACATCTTTCCCCAGCTCGTATGTTTCATATTCGACAGCCATCTTACTGATCCTTGCATTAGCTCCAAAAGCCACCGGCCACGGTTCATTCCGGCCTACGTCAAAGGCCCGGACGATAAACCATTGAAGTCGTCAAAATTCTCACTTTTTGCCGTGGTCCGTTAACGGCAAAGCCTTTTATTATACACCATAAAAAGTGACATTTAAGACCGATTCAACGCCACTTTTTGATTAACGTGATAGAATGACCGCATGACTATGAGAGATAGAGTAAAGGAACTCCGCCGAGTCCCGGCGTCCGAACTCCGCGCCAATCCTAAGAACTGGCGCCGGCATCCGCCGGCCCAGGAAGCCGCCCTTCGTGGAGTCCTGGAGGACATCGGGTTTGCGGACGCGGTCATTGCCAGGGAGACTCCCGACGGCCTGGAGCTGATAGACGGCCACCTCCGGCAAGAGGTCATGGGCGACCAAGTCGTCCCGGTCTTGGTTGTGGACGTGACCGAGGAAGAAGCGGATAAGATGCTCCTGACCCTCGACCCGCTGGCGATGATGGCGGAAGCGGACGGGAAGGCTCTCAGGGACTTGATGGAGAACTTGACGATACCCAGCGCCTCGGTCCGGGAGATGTTGGCAGGGCTTGTAGAGGACGGTGGTCCCTCCGGGACGGGAACGGGAGATACCACGATGATCCTCGACCAGGCTGTCCAGTTAAAACCTCAAAGGGAATATATCGTTGTGATGTGTGACACAGACGAGGAGTTCGGACAGTTGATTGAGCACCTACAACTCAAAAGTGTTCGCAGGGGAGGATATAGACAACCCGCCAAGACCCGCGAGGAGGTCGGAATTGAGAGGGTAATTACCGCCAGGAGGCTTCTGGATGCTTGTCGCAATTCCGAGTAAGGGGAGGGCCGGGGCTGTCAAGACGTTGGAAGTCCTCCCATTTGCATCTCTTTATATCCCCGAAAGTGAGGAGAGGAGTTACCGTGGAATTTATCCAGATGCGGACATCGTTCTTGTACCGGAGACAGTCCGGGGAATAACCAACACCCGCAACTGGGTATTGGAGAATACTGACGAACGCTATGTGGTATTTGTTGATGATGATGTTGTCGGGGTCGGGTATTGGGCCATCGGGATAGAGACTAAGAAAAAAGTTTCGATGAGTCAGGCCGAATTACTCCAAGACTGGACCCGATTATTCCATGTAACGGACGACCTCGACTATCACCTTTGGGGAGCGGAGACGACGGGAGATTATATATCGGTACATCCTCACCGTCCCTTTGTATGGCACGCTTATGTAACAGCGTCCTGCATGGGGATCATAAATGATGGGATTCGATTCGATCCGGGATACCCGGTTAAGGAAGATTACGAATTATGCCTCCGATGTATCAAGGAAGATGGGGGTATCGTGGGGGCCAGGTTCCTCTTTTGGAAGAATGAACATTGGACGGGGACGGGGGGATGTGTGGATTACCGGACCCAGAACATGGAGGATGAGGTCATCAAGAAACTGATGGATGAATACCCTGGATACATCAAGAAGATCACCAAGGGCGGCTCCCAGTATTCCATCCGTATAGACTTTTAGAAAGTGAGTAAGTCGTGGCTTTGAATAACGGCAAGAAGCTGGCGGCAGAAGACCGGCGCTCCCAGGTGATACACCTGAAGATGGCCGGCGCCACGGAGCAGGCCATCGCAGACCAGGTCGGAGTGTCCCCGACCCAGGTACATAATGACATTCACCGCCGGCTGGCCGAGGTCCGCCGGGACGACAAGGAAGCCGTCCAACAAGAATACAACCTTCAGAAGTCCCGCTATGAACGGCTCCTCCTCCGGTGGTGGACTCAGGCCACCGGTCGCGATGATACCCAGGCCGCGAGGGCGACCGGGATTGTCCTGGACATTCTCCGGCGTCTGGACACCATCCGCGGGCTTGTGCCGGACAAGCCATTGATCCAACTCAATCAGCAGAATCAGCAGATAATCCAGCACGAATCTATAAGGATTGATATTGGTGACGTTACCGAGGCACTCCGGGTCCTGGCAGATGCGGGGGCAATCCGGGTGGACCCCAATGGACATGGCACCAACGGTTCCGTGGACGCCTTATATTCCGCACCGGCCGACCCCTAAACAACTGGCCTTCAGCTTGCTGAATACGCCTGAGGCCCTGTATGGGGGTGCCGCAGGTGGCGGGAAGTCGGACGCCCTCCTCATGGCGGCCCTCCAGTACGTCCACGTTCCTGGCTATGCCTGCCTGCTGCTACGGCGATCCTATACGGACCTTTCCCTGCCTGGCGCGTTGATGGAACGGGCGAAGGAATGGCTGATGCCCACTGACGCCCGGTGGCGGGATACCGAGAAGACCTGGCGGTTCCCGTCCGGCGCCACGATGACCTTCGGCTACCTGGAACGCCTGGGCAATGAATACCGCTACCAGTCCTCCGAGTTCCAGTTTATTGCATTCGATGAGTTGACCCAGTTCCATGAGTCCCAATACCGATACATGTTCAGCCGCCTTCGGCGGCTGGGGAGCGTATCCGTGCCGTTGCGGATGCGGGCCGCGTCGAACCCCGGCGGCCTGGGCCATGAATGGGTCAGGCAGCGGTTCATTGATAAGGCCGATGATGACCAGGACCGCGTATTCATACCGGCGAACCTGGATGACAACCCGTATTTGGACCGTGAGTCCTATATCCAGAGCCTGATGCAGCTAGACCCCCTCACCCGCCAGCAACTACTGCAGGGGGACTGGTCGGCGCGGCAGGCCGGGAGCCTATTCAAACGGGAATGGTTCGGTATCGTGGACGATCTGCCGGTGGCGGTGAGCCGGTCTATCCGGTTCTGGGACTTGGCTGCCACCCCACTCAGGGCCGGGAATGACCCAGACTATACCGCTGGGGTACGGGTGGACTACGGCGCGGACGGCCTTCACTACGTGGTGGATGTCCAGAGGATGCGGGGGACCCCAGCGGAGGTTGAGGCCCGTGTCCGGCAGACGGCGGCGGTAGACGGGGCGAAGACGCAGATCGTCATTGAGCAGGAACCAGGGGCGTCAGGTGTGAATACGATCCACCATTACGTGACCAGGGTTCTGCCTGAATATACGGTCCGGGGCCAGCGTTCTACCGGTTCCAAAATAGAACGAGCTGGGCCGGTGAGTAGCCAGGCCGAGGTAGGGAACGTGCGGCTATACCGCGGGCCGTGGCTTGGCCCGTTCCTGGATGAGGTGGAGGCATTCCCCCTGGGGTCCCACGACGACCAGGTAGACGCGATGGCTGGCGCCTTCGTGCGGCTGCGTGGCACCCACTCCCCGGAGCCGCTAGTCCATCAGCTGGTCGGCGCGTCCCGGATAGACCCCACCAGGAACCCGTTGGGGCTGGACCCCAATAACCCCATCTACTGGGATCGCCTATGATGACGATGAAGCCCTATTACGACGACGGCCAGATTACCATCTACCACGGCGATTGCCGGGAGATTCTGCCGACGTTGGAGCCGGTGGACTTGGTACTGACCGACCCGCCTTACGGGATTGGCGCTCTTATGCACGGTGGCAAAGATACGGGCCATTGGGGATTACTCTCACAAGGGAATCCTTGGGATATGGAAAAACCTTCATTAGATTTGATTCTTGGTATGTCTGCTGTCCTTATCATTTGGGGGGGCAATTATTTCGACCTACCGCCTTGCCGGGGGGTGCTAGCTTGGAGAAAGCTAAACGCTGTACCGACTCAGGCGGATTTTGAGATGGCATGGACGACGCTAGATATGCCAGCCAAGATGTTCAGCCATCCTTCAGGGGGGGCGATAAAACGGCATGGGCATCCAACAGAGAAGCCCGTTGGTTTAATGCGGTGGTGTATTGAGTTCGTCCCCGATGCAACGACCATCCTTGACCCGTTCATGGGCAGCGGAACAACGCTACGAGCGGCGAAGGACTTGGGCCGCAAGGCCATCGGGATCGAGATTGAAGAACGGAGCTGCGAGATTGCCGTCAAACGGTTGGCCCAAGAAGTCCTCCCGCTGGGCTTTACATAACCGGCCCTAACCCTCCCCGCGGA